GAAACGGCACCCAAATCGAAACCCGAGCCGGCGCCCGAGCCGGCGCCCGAGCCGGCGCCCGAGCCGGCGCCCGAGCCGGCGCCCGAGCCGGCGCCCGAGACACAGAAACGCGACCCTATCGAAGAAGTGGATTTCGAAGGGATCGACGATGACGATGTAGCGGACCTGATGTAATGGCGGACGAACAGAGCGACGAGGCTAAGCTACGGGAACTGCACGACCTGCTTGAAGCCGTGCAGCACCACCAGACCACCAACCAAATTGAGTGGTACCGGCCGGTGCCGAAGCAGGCCGAGTTCCATAAGCTCGGGGGCCAGTTTCAACAGCGGATGCTGATGGCCGGCAACCAACTTGGGAAGACCCTGAGCGCCGGCATGGAGGTGGCGATGCACCTCACAGGCCTGTATCCAAGCTGGTGGCAGGGCCACGTGTTCCACCGAGCGAACCACTGGTGGGCCGCGGGCGTGACCAGCGAAAGCACCCGCGACAACCCCCAGCGCATCCTGCTCGGGCGCGGCCGGAGCTTTGGCACCGGAACCGTTCCGGCGCACACTCTCCACACCAAACCGGCAATGGCGCGCGGCGTGCCGGACGCCGTGGACAACGTCCAGGTGGTCCACAAAACAGGCGGCATCAGCACGCTCAAGTTCAAGAGCTACGACCAGGGCCGCGAGAAATGGCAGGGCGACACCCTGGACGGCATCTGGTGGGACGAGGAGCCGCCCGAGGACATCTACGACGAGGGACTGACGCGGCTGAACCGTCGGCGTGGGCTGGCGCTGATTACTTTCACCCCGCTCTTGGGTATGACGGAGGTGGTCCGCCGGTTCTACGAACCGGACCCCCAGGACAAGGGCCGGAACCAACGCGCCCTGGTCCACATGACGCTGGAGGACGCGACGTTCTACAGCGACGACGAGAAGGAAAGTATTCAGAACCAATACAGTCCCGCGATGCAGCGCGCCCGGATCAAGGGCCTGCCGATGCTTGGCGAGGGGCTGATCTACCCGTTTTCCGAGGAAGCGATCACGGTGGAACCCTTCTCGATCCCGGAGCATTACCGGCGGGTATGCGGCCTAGACCACGGGCTGCAACACCCGGCGGCGCTGGCGTGGCTGGCTTACGACCCGGACACCGACATCGTCTACCTGTACGACACGTGGAAGCAGAGCGACACGACCATTTCCGACCGAGTTCAGGCGTGGAAGCAGCGCGGCGACTGGATACCGGTAGCGTGGCCCCATGACGTCGGCGCCCGCGATAAAGGCGTGACAGGGCGCCCGTTCGCCGAGATTTACGAGAACTACGGCATGAAGATGCTGACGCACTCGGCGCGCATGAACCCGGACACCGGCGGCGCGCAGCCGCGTGAGCCGATCATCGAGGCGGTCTATACGCGGATGCGCACGGGCCGGTTCAAGGTGTTCCAAAGCTGCCGGGATTGGTTGAGCGAGCAGCAACGGTACCACCGCAAGGACGGTCAGGTCGTGGACATGGATGATGACCTGATCTCGGCGACCCACTACGCTCTGATGGAACTGCGGAACGCGGTGCCCTACTATTCCGCCCGCGTCACGCAAAGCGTTGCGCAAGGGGTTGACCATGATCCCCTCGGCGGGTACCTTTAGGATGGCCTATAAGCAGGAGGCGAATATGGGACTTTTTGGCGGAGGACAACCCGACATCGTGGTGCCCGAGCCGACGCGGACCCGGCCCCGGCAACCGCCCGAGAAGGAGCAAACCGATACCCAGGCTGCCGGGCGTCGCCGCCGGCGCCAGGGGCGCGGGCGCGGCGAGACCGTGCTGACGGGGACCCTCGGCGGCGGTGACGAGGACCAGACGTCGAACCTTCTCGGGGGCTGACCATGCCGGCGAAGGTGGACAGCATCATCGCCAGCATCCGGAATAGCGGGAAGGAAAAGAAATCGCAGTCCCAAGCGATTGCGATTGCGAAAGATCGGGGCCTGATTAAGCAAGATGGCGACAAGCTCGTCTTGACCGAAAAGGGCCGAAATGCAAACGGGTCCAAGCAGTAATGGCGCAAGACGAAGACGACCGGAAGATCAAAGCCGATTTCGAAGACGCAAAACAAGCTCGCCAGAACTGGGAGAGCTTGTGGCAAGATATCTCCGATCTGGTGGAACTGCGGAACGACTTTACGGTCAAGCGAGAGAAAGGCCAACCGCGCCATAACCGCGTCTTCGACGCCACGGCCATCCGCTCGAACAGCCAGCTTGCCGCGGGTCTGGAGAGCTTTCTCGTGAACCCGCGGACCAAGTGGTTCGAGTTGCGCATCCCCGGGGAACTCGGCGAGCGCGAGGACGTCAAGCAGTGGCTTTCCGAAGTGCGAGACCGGATGCTCCAGCACTTCTCGCGCCCGGAGGTGAACTTTTACCCGGCGGTCCACGAGGGTCTGATCGAGCTTGGTGCCTACGGCACGATGGTCCATTTCATCGAGGACCAGCCCGGCAGCGACGACAGCCCGCGCTTCGTCAGCCGACCACTCCCGGAGGTCTACGTCCGGGAGGCGGACAACGGCCGCATCGACACGCTGTACCGGAAGTTCACGCTGACCGCGCGGCAAGCCGCGCAGATGTACGGTGAGAACAACCTGCCCGAGCGTATCCAGAAGAAGCTCGCCAACAACAAGCAGAACGAGCCGGAGGAATTTCTCCAGGCTGTTGTGCCGCGCAAGGACTTCAATCCGGACAAGCCCAAGACGCAGGACAACAAGCAGTGGCGCTCGGTCCACTTCGCGATGGGTAAGGGCGAGCGCGTCCGCGACAGCGGGTTCGACGAGTTCCCGTTCACGGTGGCGCGGTGGACCAAGGCCACCGGCGAGGTCTACGGCCGGTCTCCGACGATGGAGGTCATGCCGGACATCCGGATGCTCCAGGAGATGAGCAAGACGGTGCTCCGGGCCGCGCAGAAGATCGTAGACCCACCGCTTCTCGTCCAGGACGACGGGACCATGAACCCCGTCAAGACGATGCCCGGTGGGCTGAATTACTTCCGGGCATCGGTGGCCGGCAGCCAACAGGCCCCGGTCCAGCCCCTCCAGACCGGAGGCCGCGTGGACATCGGCGTGGACCTGATCCAGCAACGGCAGACCGCGGTCCAGCAAGCCTACATGATCCCGGAGATTATCGGGCTGGTGAGCCGCGGCGATAGCTCGCCGCTGAAAGCCACCGAGGTGGTGGGGCGTCAGCAACAGGCGCTCCGCCAGCTTGCGCCGATCCTGTCGCGCATCCAGAACGAGTTCTTGGCCCCGGCGGTGGACCGCACGTTCGCGATCATGCTGCGCCGGGAGCTTCTCCCGACGCCGCCCGAAGACATCCAGGGCGCCGACTTCACGGTCGAGTTCGTGTCCCAGGCGGCGCTCGCGCAGCAAGCGGCCGAGAACGAGAACATCCTGAACTGGCTGCAACAGGTGCTGCCGGTTCTCCAGATCGACCCGCAGGCCGCGAACAACATCGACACGGATGAGTTCGTGCGCAAGACGGCCGAGACGAACAACGTCCCGCCCGAGCTTATGATCGACCGCGCGGTGGTCGAGGAACAGCGCGCCCAGGCGGCGCAGGAGCGAGGCCAGAACCGGCTGGTGGAGACCCTGTCGGAGGCCGGCCCCGGCATCCAGAGCTTGAGCGAGGGCGCCAAGACCCTGTCGGAGGTGTCGCGTGGTAGCGGACAGCAATAGCGAACAGCAGAAGCAACAGCAACTTGTTGACGACTTCAAGCAGGTGTTCAACACCGAAGCCGGGGAACGGGTCCTTCGTCATATCGAGGAGTTCTGCGAACTCCAGACCGATGGGTTCGACCCGGACCCCTATCGGATGGCCCACATCACGGGGCGCCGGAGCGTGGGCTTGATGGTGCTCCACTACCTGGAAATGTCGCGGGCCGAGTTTCAGCAACTCGTCCGCCGGCAATATGCGCAAGACGAATAGGAGGCACGGATGACCGCCGAAACCGATACGCAGACCGAGAGCCAGACCGAAACGCAGGGTGACGCCCAGGGCGAGAGCCAGGGCACTCTGCTCGGGGGCAGCGCGCCCGAACCGCAGGGTGAGAGCCAGACCGCGGGCGAAAGCGACGCGGGCCAACAGGGTACCGGCGAGCAGGGGTCCACCAATCCGCTCCTCGACATGATCGGGGACGAAGACCTGAAACGGGACCCCAGCCTCGGGCAGGTCCAGTCGGTCGAGGACCTCGCCAAGAGCTACGTCCACGCGCAGAAGCTCGTCGGCAAGGACAAGATCGCCCTGCCGACGGACGAGAACGACACCGAAGCGTGGAACGATGTGCTGTCCAAGCTCGGGCGCCCGGACAGCCCGGACGACTACCAGCTTCCCGAGGTGTCCGAGGACAGCGCCGTCAAGATGCCGGAGGGCATGGACCAGTGGTTCAAAACCAAGGCCCATGAGCTTGGCTTGACCAACAAGCAGGCGCGCGAACTGTGGGGCGGCTACGTCTCTGAGGTTGCCGAAAAGGAGGTGCAGAACCTCCAGACCCACGCCCAACAGCAGCGCCAGGAGGCCGAGAAGCAGCTCAAGAGCGAGTTCGGCAACGCCTTTCAGGAAAAGCTCCAGGACGCCCGCGAAGCTCTCAAGCAATACGACGTGGACGGCAGCGTGGCCCAGGCGCTCGACCGCACCGGTGCCGGTAACGATCCGGGCGTCGTCAAGATGCTGGCGCAGATCGGCGAGCAGTTCCGCGAGGACAAGGTCGGCGGTAGCTCCAAGCAATTCTCCCGGACGCCGCAACAGGCTCAACAGGAGATCAATGAGTTGAAGGCCGACAGCAACTTCATGCAGGCGTGGATGAACCCGAGCGCGCCGAACCACCAGAACGCGGTCGAGAAGCTGCGCGCGCTGTACGAGGAAGCGTATCCCAACGGTTGACGCCGGGAGAACATTGTCCTATGCTGGAGGCAGATTTCGGGTAGCCTTTAGAGGTCCGAACCAGCACAATCGCCAAAGCGTCCCGCAGGGGGTAGCGCGTAGGCATCAGAAAGGCAGTAGCACAAAGGGACCGAGAGGATGTCTTTCGAGGTAACTACGGCGTTCGTGAACCAGTTCCGCGATACCGTAATGATGCTCGCGCAGCAACGCGGGAGCAAGCTCCGCGGGACGTTCATGGAGGACACGCTGACTGGCAAGTCGATGTTCTTCGACCAGATCAGCCCCACGCAGGCCCAGCGTACCACGACCCGGCACGCTGACAGCCCCCTGATCTCGACGCCCCACCGTCGGCGTCGAGTCTCGTCCATCGACGTGGAGTGGGGTGACCTGATCGACGACTTCGACAAGCTCCGGATGCTGATCGACCCGCAGTCCGCGTACAGCCAGAATGCGGCCTGGGCGGTGGGCCGTGAGATGGACGACATCATGTTCGAGAAGTTCTTCGCCGACGCGGCTACCGGCGAGGATGGCTCGGGCACCACCAGCTTCCCGGCCGGCCAGCAGGTGTCGAAGAACTCGGAAGGGCTGAACGTGGACAAGCTCCGCGAGGCGCGGAAAATCCTGCTCCAGAACGAGGTCGATCTGGACATGGAGACGCCCTACATCGCCATCCCGGCGAAGGCCCAGGACGATCTTCTGAACCAGACCGAGGTCACCAGTTCCGACTTCAACACCGTGCGCGCGCTGGTCCAGGGTGAAATCGACACCTTCCTTGGGATGCGCTTCATCCGCACCGAGCGGGTGCCGACGGATGACTCCGGGGACTATCGCATCCCGGTGTGGGTCCCCAGCGGCATGGCTCTGGCCGTCAGCAAGGAACCCACGGCGCGTATCGAGGAGCGCCCGGACAAGCGGTTCTCGCAGTACGTGTACTACAGCATGTCGGTCGGCGCGACCCGTCTGGAGGAAGACAAGGTCGTCGAGATTGGCGCCCTGGCGTAACGGGTAGGCCCTTCGGGGCCTACTCCCTTCAACCTTAGAAGGAGACGAGAGAATGGCAGACGTGAAAAGCGCCCAGGTCACGGCCCTGGACGCCGAACCCACCGAGGTGTTGGAGCCGGGTACTCTCGGCGGCCGCGTCCGTATCGCCAAGTTCAGCGTGGACCTGACGGACGTCGGCAGCGGCGACGTGGCCTACTGCATCGACCTGCCGCCCAACGCGGTACTGCACGAGCTTCGCCTGTTCCAGGACGGCTCCGACAGTACGACGTTCGACTTCGGCAACACGACGCAGCCGGATGGTATCCTGGATGGTCAGGCGATCAACCAGGAACTCAGCATTCAGGCTGCGAACAACAATTCGACCGGCACCAACGGGTTCAGTCCCGAGGACTGGTTCAAGCCCCTGTGGGAAGCGATGGGTTATTCCAGCCGCGTGGCCGCGGGCAGTCGCATCCGGCTCAAGTTGACGCCGGGTAGCGAGCCGGCGAACAACACCGTGTTCGGGACCATCACCTACGTGGTGGACTAAGGAGGCTGCTATGGCAGTGGACTACAGCAAGCTCCGAAGCCTCGCTTCCGGCGTGCCGGTGTCAGACCCGATCACGCTCACCGCCGAAGAAACGGCCGACGCCAGCGGTTCGGGCGCGGACGCGGTGATTAACACCAACAAGACCCGGATCGCCGAGATCGAAAGCGTGCTCGCAAGCCTCGGGGTGATCGACCTGAGTTCAAACGAGTAATCGCTTCGGTCTGGACCTTTCCGACCATGTGTGCCATGATAGGGGGCAGGATGCGTTCCTGCCCTCTTTTTCTGCGCACGGAGGACCTATGCTGACGAGCATCTTGATCGGCGCCGGAACGACCCTGGCCGGCATCATCGTTCGCTTGCTCTGGAACCGCAAGGTGGGGCGCCATATGCGCGCCAAGTGGCACCGCCGGTGGCTCACCCGGTGCGGCGTCACCGTCGGCAAGACCATGCTGCGGATGCCGACCCCGAGCGGCTTTGAGCTATGGGAGGTAGAAGACCTGGACGGGTCCGACATGCTGCTGCGCAACCTGTCGTCGCCGGGCCACGAGCGAACCACGTTCCGGTGGTACCCCATCGCGCGGCTCCGGAAGGAGGGGATTGATTTCGTCGAGGTAACAGGGAGCGACGGCGATGGCCGACAAGGTTGAGCTTGCCAACCTCGCCCTCCAGGAGATGGGCGCCGAACCCATCACGTCCCTCACGGAGGACTCCAAGACGGCACGGGTTATGAACCTGCGCCTGGACCCCCTGCTCGATAGCTTCCTTCGGTCGCACCCGTGGAACTTTGCCAAGGACCGGGCGCGCCTGTCGAAGCTGGTGGAGGAACCGGCGTTCGGGTTCCAGTTCGCCTACGCGCTGCCGTCGGACTGGGTGCGCACGCTTCACGTGGTCACGGATGGGAACAACCTTCCGGAGCAACAGGTCACCGAGCCGCACTACAAGATAGAGGGCCGGCGTCTTCTGGCAAACCACGAGGAGGTGTTCCTGATCTACATCCGCCGAGTGGTGAACACCGAGGAGTGGGACCCCCTGGCTCTGGACGCTTTCGTGCTCATGCTGGCAAGCCGGACGGCTCGGGCGATCACGCAGAACCTTGATCTGGCGCAATCTCTCGCTAACGACTTCCGGACCAAGCTCCAAGAGGCCCGGCACACCGACGCCACCGACGAGCCGGCCCAGCGGATCGAGAGCGACGAGTGGCTCGTCTCCCGCTTCGACGGCGGGGCCACGCGCCCATTTGGCTTCCGCGGGATCGACACGGAGGGCTGAACATGCCAAGCCTTGACGTCGTTCAGACAAACTTCACGCGCGGTGAACTCAGCCCTCGCCTTCGGAGCCGGCTGGATTTCGAGGGCTTCTTTAACGGCGTGGCGGAGATGCGGAACTTCTTCCCGGTGGTCCAGGGCGCGGCGGTAAAGCGCCCGGGCACTCGGCACGTCAACCGCCAGGATGGCGCCGCGCGGCTGGTGCCGTTTGAGTTCAACGTCGAGCAGACCTACGTCTTCGCGTTTGAAGACCAAGCGGTGAAAATCTACACGGAAAACCCGGTCAGCGAGAACCGCCGCTTGCGCCTGAACAACACCGTGTTGTCGGCGCGCGAAATCGGGCAGTTCGCGATCACCAACGGAACTTTCGACAGCGACCTTTCAAACTGGACGACGTCCAGTGGGTCGAGCAGTTCCGTGACGCAGAACAACGGCCGCGCCGAAATCCAAGTCGCCGCCGGCGAAAGCGCGGGTATCGAGCAAGAGCTTGACGTTGCCCTGATCGGCACGGAAAAGGACCACTTCGTTCGCTTTGAAATCGGCACGGTCTTGGCGCAGAAAGGCCAAGAAGTGGAGTTCCGGGTCGGCACGGTATCCGGGGCACAGGACGTCCAATTTCACCGGCTCCAGCCGGGGACCCACCTCGTCAAGTTCAACCCCGGCGAAAACGACACGGTGTTCCTGTCGTTCAATGTCGTAGAACCTGACAGTGATATAACAGTATTTGTGGATAATGTCGTCGGATTTGCAAATGAAGATGTATTTCTGCCGACGCCCTATTCTGCGGATGAGGTCAATCAACTTTCTTGGGCACAATCCGCTGACATTCTGTTCTTGACGCACCCCAACTATTTTCCACGAGAGCTTCGGCGCTTGAGCGAAAACGAGTTCTCGCTCGTGTTCTACGACTTCAAGGATGGTCCGTTCGACGACCCAAACCAGACCGACACGGAATTGGAGTTCAGCGCAGCGACCGGCACGGTAACCGTCACCGCGAGTTCGACCGACGGGATTAACGGGGGAGACGGCTTCAAAGCGTCGGATGTCGGGCGGCTGATCCGGTTCCGGCCGGAGGACCCCGCCAGCGTGACCCCGGCCACCGACGGAACCACGGCGGAGTTCACCTTCGACTTCCCCGTTGCCTCCGAGGACGATGTCCGGGTGACGCTGACCAACATTGGCGGCAGCGAAGCAATCCAGAACATCGGCGAGGGGGCCACCATCGAAGCCATCCCCGAGGTGGACTACAAGCTGACGCTGAACGACGACGGCCGGGGCGGGACGGTGGACTTCGGCGTCTCCAAGCCGCCGGCGTCCGAGATCGAAGTCAATATCACCCGGGACAATTCGTTTTGGGGCTGGGCGGAGATCATCTCCGTCGAGAGCAACACAAGCCTGACCGTTGTGGTCAGGAATGACGGAGGTCTGGCCGGCCTTGGCCCGGCGCCGACGTGGCGCCTCGGCTCGTGGACCGGGTCCGGCTCCGGGTTCCCGCACGTGGTCACGTTCCACGACCAGCGGCTCACGTTCGGGAGCAGTTTCCGGAACCCGCAGAACCTGTGGATGAGCCGCACGGCGGCGTTCGACAGCCATCAGCCGACGGAAAGCGACGGGACGGTCAACCCGGACAACGCGCTCGACGTCGAACTCGCGACGTCCCAGGTGAACTTCATCCGGTGGATCAGTAGCTTCTCCAACGGGCTGGCGGTCGGCACCAGCGGCAGCGAGTTCCTGATCCGGAAGTCCGGCACCGCGGAACCTTTGGGGCCAGAAAACATCCAGGTCCAGAAACAGACGCGCCGCGGCAGCGCGCCGTTCGTGCCCGAGGCGAACGTGGGGCACTCGATCTTTTTCGTTCAGCGGGACCAGCAAACGCTTCGAGAGGCAGCGTTCGACTTCGACACAAATGGCCTTGTTGCCCGAGACATGTCCGTTTTCAGTGAACACCTTCTGCGTTCGGGCGTGTCACGAATGGCGTACCAGCAATCGCCGGAAAGCATTTTGTGGCTGTTGACAAATGACGGAAACCTTGTTGGGTTTACAATTGAAAGTGACCAACAGGTTTTCGGATGGACAAAGCATAACGTCAGCGGTAAAATCGTATCTATTACTGTAATCACGGACCCGGCGAGCGCAAACGACCGCCTGTGGATGGTCGTGGAGCGCACCATCAACGGCACCACGCAGCGCCACGTCGAGTTCATGGAAGGCCCGTGGTTCGGCGACCGGGACCCCGTCGAGGAAGCGTTCTTCGTGGATGCGGGGGCTACTGTGGTGAACCCGTTTCCGGACAACGCAGTCCGGGAGGGCCTGGACCACCTGGAGGGCGAGGAGGTTGCGATCCTGGCGGACGGCGCGGTCGCTGACCGCAAAACCGTCGAGAACGGCCGGGTGACCCTGGAGACCAACAACGAGAGCCGGTTGGCGACGACGATCCACGTGGGGTTGCCCTACACGGCTCGGATCGAGACGTTCCCGTACGACCAGGGCCAGCGCGGCAGTACCTCGAAAGGGAAGGTCAAGCGGATCAGCGAAATCGAAATCCAGTTTTTCGAGACCGTGGGTCTCTTGTACGGTCGCAAGGAACTCGACCGGTTGCCGTTCCGAAGCAGTTCGGACCCCATGAGCCAACCGGTGCAGCCGTTCACGGGCGTGCGCGAGGTGAAGATGCCGGCGGACTTCTCGCCCCAGGCCATCGTGCAGATCGAGAGCGACCAGCCGCTCCCAGCGACGATCCTGTCGCTCACCATCGACATGGTTTTCGAGGACCTGTGATGCACCGTGAAGACCTCTACCCCGGAGACGTGGACCGCATCGAGCCACAGGCTTCGCAGCAAGGGATCGACTTCTCGGCGTGGGATGGCGCGCCCGGATGGAAGATCGTGGACAGCGATGGGACCATTCAGGCGATCTTCGCGCTCCCCGAGGTGGAACCTGGGCGCGTGGCGGCGTTCACGATTTTCAGCCGGCACCTGACCGTGGAGGCGTTGAAATTCTCCGCGCGGGAGGCGTGCGATTTCCTTCACGAGTGGGGTGACTTCCGCCGGTGCGAAGCGTATGTTCTGGAAGGGAACGACCACGAGATGCGGTGGTGCTGGAAGACGCTCGGGATGAAGCTGGAGGGCAAGCTGAGAAAGTTTGCGCCAGACGGCCGGTCGTGCTATATTTTCAGCGTGGTGAGGGAGTAGACCATGGGCATCGAAACAGCCATCGCGCTTTCCGTTGCGGGCAGTCTCGTGACCGCGGCAGGCCAGTTCTCCGCGGCGCAGCAACGCGCCCAAACTGCGGAGACGAATGCGAAGCTCGCCCGCATTGAAAGCCGTCGCCAGCAACAGCGCGCCCAACTTCAACGCGAGATTGGGTCGGCCGAAGCGGAACGGCGCGCTCGTGCCGGCGAAGAACAGATCGGCGCCGCCCGGGCCGCGGTCGGGGCCAGCGGCGTCCAGCTAACGGGGACGTCGCAAGATGCTATTGCTGACGTGGCCCTTGAGGCTGAACTGAACGAGGAACTCGCCACCTTCGAGAGCGAAATCCAAGCCCAGGAACTGGAGCGTGGCGCCGCGCGCTCGCTCACCCAGGCCAACGCATTGGAGAGCAGAGCAGATGCAGCGAGAACCGCGGGGGCGATCCAGCTTGGTGGGTCTGTACTTGGCACAGCGGGTCAGGCATTGGGCCGCATTGGCGGCGGAAGTCCTGGCGGCAGCCCCGGCGGGGGCGCGGGCGGCGGCGGCCCGCCTAGCCCCGGTAATCTTGCTGGCGGCGTTGGCGGCGGTAGGTAAACACGAGGTTAATATGGTCCGCATTCCCGACAATTTTCAGTCCCGACTTCCGAACGTCGGAGCGCCGACGGGCGCTGGCCGCATTGACACCTCCACGGCCACGCAAGAGGCCCTGGCCGGCGCAGGCCGACAGCTTCAACAGTTCGGCGACCAGATGTTCCAGCAAAGCGTGACCGAGCAAGCGTCGAAACTTGAGCTTCAAGGTCAGCAACAGCTTGAACAACTCCAGAACGAAGCGATCCAGCAAGAGGACTTTCGCACCGCGCCGGATACGTTCCGCGAACGCGCGAAGAACACAGTCAGCGAAGTGGTCAACCGGGCCAACCCCACTGTTCAAGCTGAGGTCCGGGGCCGTCTGGCGCGGCAGGCGGCCACGATGACGAGCCAACTCCGCGAGCGCAGCGTCAGCATGAGCCGAGACGCGACCGAGGCCGCGGTCAACAACCAGCTACAGGCGCTCTCGAAACAGTACGCGCAGACCGACCGTCCCACCGCGCGAAAGGAACTGCGGTCGCAGATGCAGCAAACGGCGGAGCGGCTTCGCTCGGCGGGCTTGACCGGCCCGGAGGTGGAGCAACAGCAACGTCGCGCGCTTGCGACGGCGGACGCTGCGCGCGTCCAACAGCTTCTGAACCAGGACAAAGTCGATGGGGCTTCCGAGTTCCTGGCCCAGTCCGAAGACATCTCGGTTGACCAGACGCGCATCTTGAAGAACCGGATCGACGCGAAGCGCCGGGAGGTCAACCAGCGGCTACGCGGCGCGTTGCAGGTCGCCGAAGACCACTTCATGTCCACCGGGCAGCTTCCGAAGGTCAACGTCGGGCCGTTCGAGACGCTGGAGGAGTTCGAGAACCAAGCGGAAGGCACCGAGGTAGGGCGCGCGTTGCGGGGCCTGCGCAACAACGCATCGTTCATCCAAAACCACGGCTCGAAAAGCATTGTCGAGCAGCAACAGCAGATCGCAAACCTCCAGGGTCAAGCCCAGCGGGACCCCAAAGTCCGTCGCCGCATGGAACTGGCGAAGCGCACGACCCGCGCGCAAGTGGATGCTCTCCAGAGCGATGACCCCTACGGGGCCGCAGCCCAACTCGGCCTTATCAGCGCGCAGCCCAATCTGCCGTTGCAGTCTGCCGCCCAGGGGGCCGACGGGGGACCCGAACTGGCCGAAGCTCTGAACAAGCGGATCGAGGCGCAGCAATCGCTTACGGCCCACCTTACCGGGCAGCGCCCGGACGACGCGACGCTCGGCGGGCAGGTGGACCTGTTGAAGGAAAGCGAGCGCGAGCAGCTTCAAGCCCTCCTGGACAGCCAGCCCGCGGCCGCAGCCACCACGCTCCTGCAACAGATGTCCCAGTCCCTCGGCCCGGATGGGACCCGGAAGCTGGCCGGCTCCCTGGCGAAGCAGAGCAACATCGTGGGGTTTGCCGCTCAGGTCGCGGGCGAAAGCCCTTCGGTCGCGAAAAAGGCTTTGCGGGGGCGCGCCGCCGCGGACGCCGGGGTGAAGGTGCCGGGGGAAGCGGACACGGAGTTCCGAAACGCAGTCGGCCGTTCGCTGTCCATTCAGGCCCGCCAGCGCGTCCGCCCGGTGACGGACGCCATCTACAAGACGATGGTCATCGACCAGGACCTCGACCCGAATGAGTTCCACGCCGATCAGTTCCAGAAGGCCGCTCGGCTGGCTGTTGGCGGCACGCTGGATAGCTCGGGCGAAGTGCGCGGTGGCCCGGTAGAGGTCAACGGCCGCGTCACGCTGCCGCCGCGCCGGGGCATGGAGGAAAACGAGACCCGCGATGCGTTCGAGGCGCTGGCGGAGGAACGCAACGCGCCCGCCATCCAGAACCACGCAAATGGGCTTCCGGCCCGCGTGAACAGCCAGGGCGAGTTTGAACAGCTTAATCTCGAAGACCTGGAAGACGCGCAGCCGCGCCACGTCGGCGGCGGCCGGTACGTGATGCGGTTCAACCAGGACGGCAAGGCGATCCACGCGGTGGACCCCCAAACGGGCGAGCCGCGCGGCGCATTCGTTATCAACATGCGCGACGCTCTGGACAGCGGCGATCTCCAAACCAAGCCGCGGGAAGGCAAGACGATCATCGACATCCCGTTGCTGGGCGAAATCAACGTCGGCAGCACCGGGGTCGCCGAGGAGTTCGGCACGGAGCCGAACCAGCCGCAGCCCATCGGGCGCGGTGGTCCGGGCCAGCGCGGGCAGACGGAGTTCATTACGCCCGGGAACACCGGCCCGCCGATCCGGCAGGGCTTCGGCTCCATGTTCAGCCGGGCGTTCCGCGGCGCGGTGGACTTCCTGACCGAGGACGACGGCGGTGACCCCGGAGTGGTGACCGTTGACGTCCCGTCGCGCCCGCCGCGCGGCGTGGGCCAGACCTTCCAAGACCGCGCGGTCCCAAAGCCGGGGAACGACGCTGACCGTCCGCCGATCCCGCCGACGAAGACCCGCGAAGTCCTGCGCGCTCTCCAGGCGCAGGTCCCCGACATGACGGTCAACGAAAAGAATGAACTTGAAGTTCCGGATGACGTTCTCCGAAATGTCAAGTTCCAATTTGCCGACGAACGGCCGTTCGACGCGGCTCCATTCCAAATGCCGCGCGGCATCCGGAACAACAACCCCATGAACGTCAAGAACTTCGACATCCCGTGGCGTGGTTCCATTGATAACCCGACGGACGAAACCTTCGAGCAGTTCAACAATCCGGCGATGGGTATTCGTGCGGGTCTCCGCGACCTTATGAACGACCACCTCAAAGATGGCAAAAAGACCATTCGCGGGTTGATCGGTGAGTTCGCTCCGGAGAGCGAGAACCCCACCAGCGAGTACGTGAACTTCGTCTCGAACCGTGTCGGCGTGTCGCCGTCCGCTGAAATCGACTTCATCAAGCCCTCGTTGTTGCAGGACTTCGTCCGGGCGACCATCGAGTTCGAGAACGGGATACAGCCTTACAGCGACCGAACCATTGCTTCCGGCATCGCAATGGCGATTGAAAGCCAACCGGGGGCGTAAATGCCGTACTTCTCGGACTTCAACGAACTGGACAGCGCCAACCGGAACCCCACTCGGGGGCCGACCACGAGCTTCATGGAGAACGCCGGCGCGGCGTTCGACAGCTTCGTCGAGGGCAGCACCACGATTAGCCTCGCGCTGAACGTGGACCAACAGATCGACGAAATCAGCCAGCGCGTTCAGCAGGTGACCGGGCAGAACATCGAGCCGTCCGTTGGGGAGCGCATCATGGGCGAGGACCGCGGCCTTACGCGTGTCCCGCCCGAGTTCCTGGAGCGCGCCCGGGAAGCGGTGCGGAACAACCCGGAGACGCTGGGGGACCTACCTACCACAGAAGACGCAATCCGGGACCGCATCCGGCGCGAGGTACAGGCGTCGGAACAGGAAGCCGCGGACATCGCCGAGCGCGCGGGCATCTCGGGGACGCTGGGCGGGTTTGCCGGCACGCTCGGGGGTTCATTGACGGACCCGGCGTTGCTGGCTTCCCTCGCCGCCGGCGCTCCGGCCAGCGCCGGCATCATCCGCACGGCGTTGATCGAGGCCGGGATCGGCGCGGCGTCGGAGGTGCCAATCCAGGCTGCGGTCCAAACCCAGCGCGCAAACATCGGGCTGGACGCGGGACTGGACCGCGCGCTGCGCAACATCGCCGCGGCCGGCGTGGGCGGAGGTATCCTCGCTGGTGGGATACGGGGAGTGGAACTCGGGACCCGCAAGGCTTTGGGGTTCGACACCCGGCAAGCGGCCGAGACCGCCGAACAGGCAGGCCTCACCGAAGCAAGCGCCGACGTCAAGGCCGCGGCCGAAAACATCAAGCGCCAGACCGACATCGAGTCGAACAACCCATTCACCCGGGCGTTCCCCGAGAACAACGCCGTGTTCAACCGGGTTTTCGACGAGACCTTGAGCCAACTTCGCGATGAGGGGGTGACGCCAGGGTACTCGACCAACATCCCGGTGCGCGATGAGGCGCTACCGGAGGGCCGGACGGTGAACGAAAACACCGCAGACACGCCGGCCAACCTCATCGACCGCGATGTGATCCGCGACTTCACCGAGTTCGGCCGGATGTTGAAAGCGGAAATCCGCACCCGAGCGGACCAGCAAACCGCGGACGCGGTTCGCAGCGTGGTGACCCGGGAAGCGCGTCAGGTCCGGGACCCGCAGGCCCTGGCCCGAACGCTGCAAAGCGCCGAGGAAATCGAAGACCTTCGCCGTGCTTTCGAGCAGCGGCGCAAGGAAGCGCGCCGCCCAGGCGCCACCTCGCAGAAGAAGGCCGCGGTCACCCGCGCAGAACGCCAGCTTCGCCAGCGGATCGGGGAACTGTTCCCGCGGGCGGACGAGGATGCAGTCGAAGAACTGGTGCAAGGCGAGAGCCGCGTGCAACAGGCCCTGCGCACCGTCCAGCAATCCGGCCAGCGGCGTTCGCTGTCGCGCCTTTCGCGCCGCACGCCGGATGAGGTGGCGAATGAACTGCGAGGGATGGTGGAGCAGAAGCCGTCCAGCGCGGCAATGGGGCGGAGTTTCGCCCGCGCCACCGCCGTCGCCCGGAACGCCGAACGTATCCTGGAGGACCAGGATACGCAGATCGAGCGTTTGCGGCAGTCCATCGAAGACGATATACCGGGGGACCTGGAGGTATCCGTGGTCAACGCCGACGGGAAGCAGCTTACCAGCGTTCGGGGCGCGCTTGACGATCTCGACGACGAGCAGCGCCTGCGGGACGAAATCCGAAACTGCCTTGGAGTGGGACAGCAATGACGCTCGACTTGCGCGCGTGCCTGACCGCCAAAAGCGAGGAAGGCCGGGTCACAAAGGAGAAAGCCGAACGGGCCATCAACCGGTTCGAGGAACTGAACAAGGCCCTCGGCGACGCCCTGGAGGCGGGCAACCGCTTGGAGATCGAGCAGGCGGACGCCTTCCGCCGGCAGCAATGGACCCGGTTGAACGAACTGGTCAAGCAGAACGAGGTCATCAGTCGGCTTGACCGGAACGAAAACGTGGCCGAGCAGCGCATCGCCCGGAGCCTTTTCGACTTCACGACCAGCGGCCAGATTAACGAGCAGAGCGTGTTCCGGAATTACGAGGCCGTCCGGAAGACCACGCTCGCGATGATCTCCCAAACCATCGAGCGGTTTGAGCCGCGGGCTGCCGGGCTGCTCGACCCCGAGAACACGACGGCCGGCGAGACCAAGATGCGCGCGGTGGTCCGGGAGGTGTTCGGCGAGGACAGCAAGGACGCCGAGGCCAAGGAGATGGCCCAGGGCATCAGCCAGGGGTTGGAGTTCCTGCGCCAGGAGTTCAATCGCAACGGCGGCAACATCGACAAGCGTGAAGACTTCGGGATGCCCCAGCTTCACGACAGCCAGCGCGTCTCCCAGGTGTCGAAGGAGGAGTGGGTCTCCGAAATCAAGCCGCTGCTTGATCGGCGCAAGATGATCGACTTCGATACCGGCGAGCAGATGACCGAGGAGCAGATCGACGATCTGCTGTCGGAGAGCTACGACAACATTACGACCCACGGGCTGTCCGACTTCGACCCCACGCGGGGCATAGCCGGTGGCTCCAAGCTGACGTCTCGGCGCCAGCACATGCGGTTCCTCCAATTCCGCTCGGCCGACGATTGGTTCGAGTACCAACGGAAATTCGGCCCGAACGACGGGAACATAATGACCACGCTGACGGGCCACATCGACAAGATGTCCGCGGACATCGCGCAGATGCGCGTCTTGGGGCCAAATCCGCGATCCACGCTCGACGCCTTCGCGCGCACCGTTCGGAACCGCAGCGGGAAGCGCCTGGAGAACTTGTTGGAGAACAACCTCCGCGAGGTAAGCGGCGAGGCCAACCAGCCCGAGACGCCGGCGGGGATGGGGCAGAAGATCGCCGGCGCCGGCATCGCGGCGCGGAATTTCCTGACATCAAGCCTGCTCGGGCAGGCGTTCTTTTCGTCCCTGGTTGACATCCCGTTCAGCCAGATGGCCGCCAGCCACGCCGGCCTGCGCCCGGTGCGCCTGATCGGCCGGCACGCGCGCCTCATGCGGAACACTCGGGCCGGCCAGCGCCACCTGAACCGGCTCCAGCTTGTGAACGAGAGCCAGATCGACAAAGCGATGGCGGCGAGCCGGGTCAGCGGTGAGGTGCTCGGCACCCGGGGCGTGCCCGGTCTGAGCCGGCGCATCGCAGACGTGGTCATGCGCGCGTCGTTCCTCCAGCCCTGGACGGACATGGCCCGTGGGGCCTTCGGCGAGGAGTTCCTGGCGACGCTCACGGAGAACGCCGGCCGGACCCTCGGAGAACTGGAAACGCCGCTCCAGAACACGCTACGGCGCAATGGCATCGACGAGGCGAAGTGGGACACGATTCGCAACGCCCCGCGGTTCCAGATGGACGACCGCGGCACGGACATCATCCGGCCCTTTGAGGTCATGGAGCAGGACCGCGAGACGGCCTTTGCCCTCCAGCGGATGATCTCCAGCGAGACCGAGTTCGCGGTGCCGACAGGGCTGTCCACGGTGCGCGCGGAGATGCGCCGGGGCACGCCCCCGGGCACTCTGGCCGGCGAGTTCCTGCGCTCCGCCAGCCTGTTCAAGAACTTCGTCGGCACGGTGACGGCGCTCCAGTTCGGCCGCTTCGCGCAGATCGAAGGCGGCTTGAACAAGGCCCGCTACGGCGTGTTGCTCGCGATGACGACGGGCGCGATGGGGTTGGTGGCCGAAAGCCTCGCCAATCTGGCGGACGGCAAGGAACCACCGGTCATCGACCCCACGACGCCCGAAGGCCGCGCGAACCTTGCCAAATCCTTGTGGCGCGCCGGCTCGTTCGGCATCCTGAGCGATCTGGTCTTCACGGACTTCGACCGCTTTGGCACCAGCCTCGGGGAAACGCTCATGGGACCGGTGGTCAGCGAAATCGTGGGACCCGGGTTGAACCTGACAGCCGGGAACCTGCGCACGCTTCTCACCGAGGAGGGCGCCCTGCGGGAGCCGCTGAGGTCCACAGACGCCGGCCGTGACCTCGTCGAGTTCGTCCAGGGCCTAACCCCCGGGCAAAACCTCTGGTGGTCCAATCTGGCCGTGCAGCGCCTGTTCTTCGACGAGGCACAGAAGCTGGTGGACCCCGAGGCCGCGCGTAGCTTCCGGCGGATCGAGCAGAGCGCCGAGGAGCGGGGCACGGACTTTTTCGAGGGCGCCGAACCCGGCGAAGCCTTGGGCCTAGGGGAGTAGGCCGGCGGCGGCGATCTTCGCCACCGCCAGCCCCGTGGTCACCACGACACCGGAAACCGCGGCCCCGCCGAGAACCCGGGCGCGGAACCGCTCCAGGGCGCTGATCCGCTGCTCCAGGTACTCGTACCCTCGGGAGTGGGAATGGTCCGTGTGGTCGATCTTGCCCTCGATCTTCTCAAGCTGGAGCTTGATCGCGTTCATGTCCCCGCGGAGTTCCCCGATCTGGTACTCTCGGTTCTGGTCCTCCATTACTCGATCCCCCGCACTCGGACCCGGGCGCGGGAAATGGTCTCCGAAGGGTTCGAACTGAACAAGCGAAGCTGGTCCACGACCGTTGCGTTCTCGTGGGTGCCGGCCAACCACTCGAAAGTGACGTCGCCGGTAAGCCCTTCGGTGTAGATTTTCGTGTTCGCGTCCGGGTTCCGGGCGCCCCACACGTGGATTTTATAGTACGCGGTGTCCGCACTATCGTCGGCCGGCGGGCCACCGCGCCATTGGAATTGCTCCTGCCCGCTGGCGGCGTCCACGCGCGGCTCGCTGATGTCGAACGGCGTGGTCTGTTGGTTGTACCGGTAGTCGTTGGTGAAGTACGAGCTTCCGCCGTCGCCCGAGAACTGGATCGCCAACGCACCGCTGCCCGCGGAGAACTGGACCTCCGTCATCTCGATGACGAAGCGCGTGAACGACGTGTCGAGCGGAACCGAGATTTCGTCCACCGGCGCCGTGATGTTCGTCGAGAAGGTCAGCTTCTCATCTACGGAGCTTGCGCCCGTGCCGCTGGCGACGCCTCCGCTGCCGGCCACGGCAGCCGTCAGCACGCGCTCATTCTGCTTGGTCGCGATGCCGAACGTGAACGTCCCGTCGGTTTGGACGACGCCCTGGTCATCCAGGAAAAGACGCTGACCCGGCTCGAAGTTCGTGGACGTGTTCACGAACGTCTCGGACCCGCGGAGCGCCACCGTCACGTCATCCCCAGCGGCAAAGTCCTCCGTGGCGACACCGATCCACTGGTCGCGGTTTGTGGTGACCCCAGGCGTGGACCCCACAGTAACCCGGAGGGCAAAATCGTGTTCGGACTGTGACCCCCTATACGTTGCGACCACTGCCCCAAAATCCGAGTCGAATACGCCGGGTGCGCGGTTGTTTGTGTCTGCATCGCCGAGCGGAGACAGGAGCGTCAGCAAACCAGACGCCCCTTGCCCGCCGGGCAACAGGTTAATTTCCGGCCCGCTCGGGTCCACGAACCCGGTAAGCGCAGCTATTCCAGAACTGCCCGCAGCGCCAAGGCCAGGGGCTTCTCCGACGAAAACGAAGGTCCCGGTATTCGCGTCAAAAGTAGGATGTCTTAATGATGGTGACTCATCGCCAAAAGTAGATTGGCTCTCAACCGTAAGGTTAGCGCCAGTAGCAGAAATAACGGCTCCAAATAGGCCGCTATTATTTCCCCAAAGCGCCACAAAGAATTTGTTAACAGAGTCCCAAACCGTTCCGTAATTACCAAAGCCATTTTCACTAAGTTGGATGGAATTTCCGAAGACAATCTCGGTCCCGTTAAGAGTAATGCCGATTACAAAAGGCTGTTCTCCAATGGTTTCGGGCTGATATGCTACGCAAAAGGCGTTGTTTTCAGGCGAATATGAGAACCGACGCGCAACCGCACCGTTTGTGCCTCCGATTGGGTCCGATACAAAGCTACCAAACGAAAGAGTTTGGCCGACGGCATCAACCGATGCGGCCAGAAAACCGGCGTTATTGGAGCTTTCGATCCTTGCGCCGATCAGAATTACGCCTTGTTCGGGATCGTACCCGGCCCCGATGCTTACAGAGTTAGAAGCAATCTCTCCAGACGTCTGTTTTGCCCCTACAGATAGTGTAAGGTTGTTGTAATCCGGCTTGCACACGTAACCTACAAGTTCACCTGAAAAATCGCCCCCTGCGGTCTCATCTCGGGCAACGACGACGAAAGTGTCGCCAACGGAGTCGTATACTAGAGAAAGACTTCCTTCAAACCCGAATATAAATTCCTCAATAAACTGCGCCGGACCAATCGCGTCAACAACTTGGTTCTCCGCGTCCAAAGTAAATAGGACAATTTTCCATTTACCGTTATCGTCTCTGTCTCGGAATAACGCAGCGTGCGTTTTGCCCTTCGGGCTATAAGCGTGTTCTGATGGACCACTGTTGACTGTAATCAGCGTAGAGGTGTCGATGGCACCTCCGTTGGTCTCCGAACGCTTGACCAACTCGACCTCCGCACTACTGCGGAGGGCCACCGGATCACCGCGCTGGCCGTTTTCCGCGGCGGTGAAGGTTTTCGAGATGGAGGACCCACCACCAATGTCGCCGGCGTTCACGATGGTAGTTTCGCCGTCTTCGCCCTCCTCGCCCGGGTTGATGACGATGTCACCGTTTTCGTTGGTGCCGAGCGTGATGTCACCCGAGACCTCGTTGATCGAGAACACGTTGGCCTCGGGGGTCCACTCCCCGGAGGTGGGGTTAAAGCTGATAACGTCTCGCGCGTTCGGGCTGGAGGCGCTGACGTTGGTCAGGTCGCTCAGGGTCTGCGGCGCCGTGATGGTCAGGTCGCCGTCTTCATCGACCAAATCCTGGAGGTCGGTCAGCGTCGGGCAGCCTTGGGTGTTGAACTGAATGAACTTGCCGGCGCGGGTCTCGGCCGGCGGCAGGGGCGGGCAGTCCGGGTTCTCGCCCGG